AAGAGCTTGCGCTTGCGTAGCTCTTCCATTGGAACATTAATTTCAATACCCATAATTAATCCTTATTTTCAGTGTCATGGACGTGGAGTTGCATAATTGCATAGTGGATAACCTTCAGAAGGTCCTTTCGCCATTCGGCGGGATCACCCTTACGACCGTATCGTTGAGTGTACTTCATCATATTCCCGACATTGAAACCAGTACCGTGACCAGCATCAATGATGAATTCTGTTGCTTGAAATTTATTTCGGGAATAATGCTGTTCGTAAGTAGCATCGATGTAAGACTGAATTTCTTTGATTGATTCGCCTTCATTGTATTTATACACACTGAGATGCTTCGCTGTAATTCCTGGAATAAAATTTGTGTGTGTTCCCGAAAGATTCTCAACGTACATGCCTGGTGGACCATTTAATCCTGCCATACTTTCAATTTGCGGTCCACCAACTGGACCTTTTTCGGTGATGGATACTGTATTATCATCATTTTCATTCATTATATACTTACTATTCTTCATGCAAAGAAATCCTCTAGAGTTGCGGGTTTGTTTTCAGATAGACCAGACCACTTGCGGCCTTGCCAATGCGGATAAGAATTTCGAGAGAGGTGGACCGACTTTGGCTTTTCCATGCATTCAAAGTCGAGCTCACCTCTCTCATTGAGAAGCGGATCAACCCATTCAATGAGGTTGACACTGCCTTGAGCACATAGCTTTCTCATCTCATCCTTAAAGACAAGCCTTGCTGTGTTGCGTTGATCCCATGATCCGTAGAATGGAGTGCCTTTATAGTATCCAGTCTTTGGAAGGACTCGCGATTCATGTTCGATAGGAAGCAATTCGTATGCAGAGACCTTTGCAAGATCGAGCTGAGAGAGTTGTTCATAGTATCTATTCGCCAAATCTCGTGTTGCTTGTTCAGGATTTGGCTGGCGGCAAAGATGATGACGGACGTCGATGTTGCCGAAATAGAACTCTGCGATCTCATGTTCAGGATTAATGAAAGAACTCAATCCTTCTTTGAGTGCTCCGTGGAGAGTTTTAAAAGGAACAGAATTGACAAACCAACCGGGGCGATACATGCAAATAGCATGGCTATCACCTGCAACAACTCTATTGACAACTTCTATCTCCTTTACTGTAATGGCAGTATCTTCAAGCTTCTTTAGATTTTCCCAATCAACGAGATGCCAATCAGAATGGATATCACCATCGAGTCGAGGCTTTAACATCTCGCTGTATTTCGGATGATCGATCCACAACGAGTAGATAGGAGCTTTTAGTTTCGAGTATCGAATCAGCTTATCGATGTTTCCATAATTCTTCATCCCTCCGAAAAGATTCAAAGAACCAAACCAATCATTGCCATGATAGGCATAGACTAGATTAAACGATTCTGGATCTGGATGAATATCACCAGTACGATCGAGGTGAACGTTACCGAACTCAACGCTTAACTGCTCAGCATAGATGGCAGCTTGTGCTGCTCTATGTGAGTGAATATTCGAAGAGACGGGAGTGAATGGGGATGTAACTAAGATGTTCATATTATCCCTTATATATCAAGTTGCCTATATTGTACATCATTTTTTAGCCAGTCGCGGTAACTATTTACGCGCTCATAGATCGTAGGATCTTTTAGCACTGGTTCTTTACCGACATTCCAAAACAAGATGTTCTTGCCAGTATTTTTGGGAATGTACTTCCAAACTTTACCATCATACGTATCGATACAAGGAAACGGCGGAAGATTCTCTGCCTTCTCACTCTGTTGAAATGGCATTGGTTCTGAGATAACCTCTGCTCGACCAAGTTCGCCAGCTTTGAGGTTGCGTGACACTGCAACCGAGTGGAACTTGGCATTTGGCCATGCGATCTGCATTGCACGTGAAAGAACACCAGTCGAGATGGCTACGTACACCTCATCGGGTGCTTCGATCTTCGATGCAGCCTTCACAATACCGGCAGTCACAAGTTCGTGCTTTAAACCAAGAGGAACGAAGAAAGCATCTTCTTGAGAATCTGCCCAATCTTTTGCAATCTTGTTCAGATTCGGCATGGCAGCGATGCGATGGAACGAGGCTTCAGCGCCTTGTTCGATACAGCATGCCTGATGATGAGAGATTGTTTGCGATGAAGGCATGAACAACTTCACCTTCTTATTGTGGCGCTTAGCTACATCAAGAAGAGAAACTCCTGCGAGTCCAGTACGAGGCTGAACATAAACGATAGTCGACTGATTGATTCTCGACAATAGACAGTCGCCGCCTCGAACCTTCGTCCCAGTAATGAGGTCGTCTCGTACACATCGAACACCGTCATGAACTGTAACTACTGGATCTGGATAAGGATCAGTCCATGTTTCTGCAAGGCTGAGATAGTATTCTCTGGCTTTTTCCCAACCGTAAATGCCTACGTCTTTGTTCACTCCGTCAATGACGTGTTTGTTATGCGACATTCGTTAGCCTATCATAATTATTGGTCCGAAGAGACCATTCGATGGGATATACCCAATCATAAGGGATTTGCATCGTCTGTGACTTCACGCCAAGTTTGACTGCCATATACTTATAATGCATACACAGCTTGTCTTCAAGGTTGAGATAGTTATGAGTATGAATCGGATTTGATGGATGGGCTTTGAGGTAATCCATATGTTCGACTTGCATCTTCGCAGCATCGTTCAGAGGAATGTACTCACCAAACTCGTTGATATCATACTTACTCTTACTCATCAGATTCGGACAGTCGAATACCTGACTCAGACCATCGAAGTAACCTGTACCACCATGAAGAAACGAATCAGGATCCACCCAATCGGGATGAGTCATCGCCACATGTCGAGCAGCATTCTTGCAAGGATACATGGCATTACGAAAGCCAAATTCCTCGACGAAGATCGTGTTCAACTTCTTGGCAAACTCCATCATCGTATAAGGACGATTGCGTTTCTCAAACAAGCTCTCAGCATGCTTCTCTGCAAATGATGTAGGAACTTCGCAAAGCCAGTCTTTTACACTCGTATCTTTTGGATAATAGATTTGAAAAAGATCTGAGCGAGCATGACGTTCAGATATAAAACGAGTACGCATGGCTTCCGGACCACCTGATTGCCATGCCTTAAAAGTTTTCCAGTGTTCATTGCTAAAGGAGAAGATAAGACATGCTTCGAGTACTGTCTTAAAGTCGTCGACTTCCTTGATCTCATCGACAAACGGACATTCATGCCAATGCATGCGATGGCTAAACTGCTGATAGTTGTCACGAAGAAGCGAGTCACGGCGTAAGTCATACTCGCGACAGAACTCGAAGAACTTTTCAGTCCTCTCTTCTTGAGTCCAATCTTTCATCCATGATTGCTTCGGCTTTCCTTTGTCGTCATACTCGACTTCGGCAATATTCGGATATTCAATATCAAATTCATGCTCACCAAGGAGCTGTGTTAACATGTTCATTTACTTTTGCCTTATAGTCTGCTACGCTCATGCCAACTTGCTTGAGAATAGTATCATCAGATGGATGGTTTGTCATACCATTAAAGGTACGAACAAGGCCTAAATCAAGCATTGCCTTTTGACGTCCGTACGGGTGATCCTTAATTTTACATGACGACCAAATCGAATCGAAATCGAGATGATTGTAAGCTCCACCTGGTTTTACATAGTTCTCGACCCATCGGATAAAGTCACAGCATACATCTTCCGCATTATAAGGGAATGCACCTGTGTCTGTGTAGATCTTCTCCATTACTTTGTCGAGGAACTTTTCTTTTTGCAACTTATCTGTATTATTGGCAAGATATGAGATACACTCGACCGCATTCGTGCCATAATAAAATGGACTTTCGAGATTGACATATTGTGGAAACCAATCGGCGATATCTGCTACGAATGCTGCATATTGGAATCGATAAACGCGAAGTCCATTCTTGGTGTTCCAATCAAACATCCACTCTCCGATTTCACGGAGATCTTTCTTGGAATTATTACCTTCAAGCCACTCTGCCATTTCTCGACAAAGACGAGGTGCATACTCAGAAAGGTAATAGTCTCCACCTCTCTTGTAACCGGGTTTTGGTTTTGGAAAGGAAGGAAACTGATAACCTACCGAGGTGTAGAATGGATATGGATAAACGTTGATGAACCTCGTCATCTCTTCGATAGTGTTAAACTTATAGAGATGTGGAAGAACCGTGTTTGAGTAGCCTGATGGTTTCACAGAGTAATTGATACCAGAACCTGTGACACGGTGTAGAAGGAACACGTAGAGCCATTCAGCAAGTTGAAAGTCTGCTTGCTTACCAGTCCAGTCAGTGGCAATCGTTTTCCTTTGGTATGTATGATGGCCTTTTTCCATCTTGTCCCAGTACGGATGTTCAGGAGTCCAACCATAGAAGACGTCATTGACAATCTGTGAGAAGCCTGCATACTTACGTTCGACGACGTCATAGAGCTCTACGTTCTCTAAGAGGTCGTCGTTCATATTCGATTCGAGATAAGGAACAGAGCCAAGATTACACTTAGCTTGCTGATCTTTTGCTAGATGGAAATAGCGGATATACTCGTCATAATATTCAGTGAGTTCCACGCAGATAATCTTTCATATTTTCAAGAGTCATCGTTACGTTATGAAAGTCATTCCACTTTCTATTACGCATTGAAGGATGACCGATCTTGAGGTGATCTATGCCAAGCTTGTCGAGTACCTTCGAAGGAAAGTTGCCGAGAGCAATCACCTTCTTATCTCTAAACTTGCTTAGCTTAGTATTTATATCCTCAAGATTGACGTTCGCCATCTTCGGATCTGCGTCGACAATATCAGGAATGACGTTGTAGAAGTCGTATGCGTATTGACCTACGATGTTCATCCAGTTCTTGAGACGCCAATACGTATCAGATCTCGAACGAACATCGTTGCTCGAAGGGCACAGACCAACGACCACGACATCATCACTGATCTCGTGGCCTGTCAAAGTCGAATAATATAAAACGTCTTTCATTACTTTACCTTATCAAAGTGTCTTTCGTATACGTGAAGACTACCAACATGCCAAATAATTTTTGGTTCTTTTGTTAGTCCTAAGTCTGCTGTCAAAGTATCAGCAACATGCTTTTGCCATGCATAGTCGTTACGATAACCGAAGACAACATCATTCGAACGCATCTGAACGATTGCAACAAGCTGCTCATTACGAATCATGTACTGTACAGTATTAGTGCACATGAAGTCGCTCATACCATCACGCTTGTAATCTTCCCACATAGTAGGTCGAGTGTAGATCATGACTGCGCGACGACTATTTGGCAAATGTAATAATTCATTGAAGACACGAACATATTGCAAACCGTTATCTTTGTGATAGATAGCCCAACCATAATTCGAGTTGATCTTACCAGCACGATCAGCTACTTGCTGCCAAATAGCAGGAGTAACGCCAGGAATATCATCGACATACAATGACATTGACTCGTACCATTCAAGCTCACGTTGAATGTAATCATCATTTACATCACCGAAGATGGTTGGCTCATCAGCTTCGAATGTGGCACCGATCATCTCGATGGTCTTGACACCAGTCTTGTCAGTGACAAAGTTGCTGTCCATCAGTTCACCAATAAAGTGATTACGGATATCTTCAACCTTAAGCATTAGCAGTCTTCTTTGCATTCATAATAGAGTTAACTTTGCCGATTTCATTAGGAGCAAGTTTATTAATGATTTTAATCATCAGCTCATAAAGCTCATCAGGGTTTTTGCCTGTTTTTACTGTACGTTGTGGATGTTGTTTTCCATTAGGAATATAATCAGATACATTAGCGCGAAGAGTCCATACACCGCATTGAATTTGGTTTTTAATAGTTGAACCTCCGCCGAAAGACTTGACTTTAGTTCCTTTCGGATAAATGCCAAATTGTTGGTTCTTATATGAATATTGCCACTTAGTCATTTAGATTACCTCCAACGTTAGCACCATCGATCTTCACGGGACGATTGAGGAAGTCGCGCTTAGGATCTTGGCCGTCCATCTTGCCACGAGAATAAGCCACTACGAACGACGCATAGTTGATCAGATCCATTGCAGAGTCTACGATGGATTCGAAGTTAGGTGTGTAAGTAGGATCTTTTTCCATTGCTTCGATGACAGACTGCATACGCAAAGTCTTGGCATAGATGAGATCGGTAATGGTAGCTACACCACGAGGATAGTAGTCAGCTTGGCGAATGCGTGATGCTTCGTTCTGATAGTCTTTCGACTTCTTCAGTTGGATTTCAGCGCACTCTTGGAGGACTTTAATTGATTCGCGTTCTTTAGACATATTTACACCTTCTTAAATGGAAAACGATACTTAGGACGACCCCTGTGATCATACCCGGCGATTTCTGCAGTTTCAATTACTTGTTGAGCAGGCACCGCTCCAAGTACAATATACGACACTTCATCATTTATGTACAATCTTTTGTGACGATTACCGTCGGCCCACTCCCATACTATGATATGATCAATGGTCCCATCTTTACAACGGTCGTAAATAAACGAACTGATATGAACTCCCTTCTGAGAGTTTTGCTTATAGTCACAGTTATCAAGCTCTTCGTCGATCGTATCGAAACAATGATGAGTATACTCTTCGTTGCCTTCAAACAAAGTTTGCAAAGGGTCGATAAGAGACTGATGCTGTTCTGGAAACTCACAGTCCCAGCGGCGAATGGCATCTTCTTCCTTAACACGCTCTTCACGCATTACACGCTTAACATGTACATCACGCTTCTCAATAAATTCAGCTGACGCGATGCCAGTACAAAGCCCATATCTCATAATCAAATACTCCTGTAATGTTTGTCCCAAGCGGAGCCAGTGACTCGCATGCCTTGAGATGCTAGATAAGAACGCCACATCGACTCACAAACATATTTCGAAGTGTTAGATGTTTCGATATCATATTTCAATCGATTGACTGATGCAATCTGACGAACGTTTTTTGTTGGAAACGTAGAAATGATTTCTAGCGCTTTAGATTTAGCTTCATTGAGAGAAAGCTTGTCGAGGACGTTGAGAACGTCGAGTTGTTCATTTTTAGTCATTATATAAGATTACCACAGTTTGAGTTAATTGTACACTATTGATTTAGTGCTGGCATAAGATAATCGATCGATGCGCGTTCGAACATTGGAATCATGGCCATTGGCATGCTGGTCATATCAACATAATCAATAGTTATTACCAATTCAGTAAGCGCTTGCTCTTTCATAAATTGCCGATACTTTTTACCAGAAGATTCGCTGGTGACTTCAGGCTTTTCATAAGCCCGAAGATGTTTGTTTTGTCGACTTGCAATCGATGAAGTTCTAGCTTCAGACTTACCAATATACAAAAGCATCGATTCGCCACCAATTATAGCAGTATGGCGATATACTCCGCGTTGATGATGAGCAATAGTTGGGGTTTTTTGCAAGTGAGTAATTTCATGCTCGACACCGTTAGTGGTAAGACAAACAGTTTTAAAGTTTTGAGAAGCTTCCCATTCTGCATCAATGTCAATTGTTTTGAATAGTTCTGCAATTTCAGCTAAGCGCATTATACTGTCTTTCCGTCAATGATGAACTCACGAGTTTTGTAATGGCGGCAAATAATACCGTCATTCATCATGATCTGAAAAGGAACTTCACCGTAGGCGTTGTAAGGACCAGCGAGACGGGCGAAGTAGGCATCTACATCGTAATGCTTAATCAGCGCGGCTTGAAACTTGGCTTTGGTAATTGGGCCACGTTTGAAGCGGGCGACAAACTTACGTTCGCCATCGGCGGTATTATAATGGAGGTATCCACCGCTGTATTCAAAATTGCTTTTCACGAAATTAGTCATTATCATTTCCTTCTTGATTATAGTTCCACTATACCAAGAATTGGATTAATTGTACATGTTTATTTTCGAAAAAAACCTTGCATATTGAAAACAATGTTGACTCTGGCATGACAGTCGTCTTGCAGAGTGCCAGAATGCATCTTAGATCCTTCAAATAGTAAAAATCGATTGGCTACACATTCAACCTCGGTATCTTCCACTACCGTAGGCCCATTGTTGTCATTGATATAATATATGCCTGTGTAATGGGGTTCGTCAAAATCAATATGCATAGCTGTACGCTTACGTACACCTTGATTAGTAGTAAGCGTACAGTTAATTCTTATAATTTTATTAATGACAAAACCAAGTTTATCATCCATGAAATAAAGTATCGGTTTAATATCTTTAAAGTGAGGTGATGTATAATTTTCGGCTATCACACTGTGCACAAAATAAAATTCATCGTGCTGATCTTTGTATGTAGCTCCTGGACAATAGTTCCATTCGATGTTATCTCCTAATATTAAGGATTTAAGATCTTGATACAAAGAGTCAGGTAAAAAGTTGTCAATGATCCACATTATTTCAACT